GGGTCGTAGATGGCCTTCTGCACCTTCTGCTTGGCCTTCATCCACTCCTGGACCGTCACTTCGGCGTACGTGTCGAAGACTGCCTTCATCTTCTGGTAGTCTTCCACGTCCATGTTCAGCATCATGGCGGACGTGGCCACGTCGTCGCTGTACCGGGCGGTGTCCGTAATGTTCTCCCAGATGGCTTTGCCCAGTTCCACCGCCTTTTTCGCGGCTTTTTCCATGCCGCCGGTGATGGAGTTTACCGCGCCGATCACCTGCTCCAGGCTCACCTTTTTATTCAGGCCGCCCAGGCTGTCCGCCAGCTTGTCCGTCTTCTCCGCCGCGTCCGTCGCGGTGGTTCCCAGGTTCCGCAGTTGCTCTTCGGTGTCCATCGCGGCGCTGTTCGCCTCGATCATTTGCCGCTGCATGTCCTGGTAGGCCTTGCTGGTCTTCCGCACGCCGTTGGCTTCCATCTGCTGCAGGGCCTGCTGTGCGTTCTTCGCGATGTTCCGCTGCTGCTGCAGCTTCTCGTTCAGCAGGTTCGTCTGCGATGCCATATAGGCTTCCGCGTCGCCGTTCGCCTTCAGCGATTTCTCGTTCTGTTTGATCGCGGCGTCCAGCGCCTTCACGCTGGCCTGCGCGTCGCTCATGCCCTGCTTAAACTGAGAAATGCCGCTGACACCGATTTTTACGCTCGCATCCGCCATCTGTTTCACTTCCCCTTTTTCCGTCCTGCGCGGGTATTACTCCCGCCGGATCCCGTGCATCTGGTCGTCGTATGCCCGCCGCCATACGTAGCAGTCTACGATCATCCCCGGCGTCATCTCCGCCATTTCCGTGTAACTCAGTCCGGCGACCAGTCCCCAGTGAATTACCCGCCGGTATGTGAATTCACGGGACCTTTTTTTCCGTCAATTTCCTCCAGCACCAGGTCCCGTTCCTCGTTTTCGTTCTTTTCCTTTTCGGCCTCGCTCGCGCTGTCCCGGCTCATGCACGCCAGAATCCCCGCCTGGTAGGCTATCAGCGCGTACGGATCCATGTTTTCCGTCAGCCATTCGTCCGTCAGGTCCGGCTTCTCCCCCGCCTGCTTCAGTCCCGCGTTGCCCAGGATCCGGATCACGGCCACCATGTTCCGGATCCGCTTTTTCCCGCTCAGGATCAGGTCCTTGATCTCGCCCAGGTTTCCGACTTCCTCTTCGATCTGCATGAACTCGTTCATGCGGAACTTCAGCGGGATTTCCCGCCCGCCGACGGTCAGTTTGATCCCATCCATTTTCTCCACTCCTTTGCCTTTTTTGTTGTTCCTTATAATCACCGAAAAGGGCACCCCGGAATGGGGTGCCCGTGTTTCGGTTTATCCGTTGTTGACCGGCGGCGTGTATCCGCCCATGCTGTTTATCCAGGTGTTCGCCGCGCTTTCGCTGTCGAACTGCATGTAGCGGAAGAACTTCACCTCGCCGCTGCTGTCCAGGTAGCAGCCGATGCCCGTCGCGTTCAGCGTCGGGTGGTTCCAGGTGATCTGCTTCTGCTGCGTGCTGGCGCTCTCTCCGCCGTCGCTGAACTGCAGCGCGTGGAAGAAGAACGCCTCGTACTTCTTCGTGCCGCGGAACATCTTCACGCGGATGAAGCTGAAGCCGCCCTCCGGCGGTTCCGCCCCGGTCACGTCGTAGTATTCCAGCGCCGGCGTGGTCGCCGTGCTCATCTTCGCCGTCCATCCCAGCACGCTGCCGCGGGCTTCCAGCGCCACGTCGTTGGTCTCCAGCGCGATCGTGTAGCCGTTGATCCCCTTGTCGTTGTCGATGATCACGTCGTCGCCGTAGTCCGGGTTGTCGTTGACGTCAAACGCCACATCTGCCCGTACGCCCGGGCCGATTTCCACCGGATTCCCGTACGTGATCGCGCTGCCGTCCGTCCTGGTGGTGATCGGCCAGAACTTCGGGGTCCTCATCCCAATGTATGCCATGTCTTTTCCCTCCAGTGCTTAACTGTTGATAATGTCCTCGAACATCTTCTCCGCTTTTGATACGATGGCCGCCTGCGCTGCGCTTTTGCTTGCGCTTGCCGCCCGCCGGAACACCGGCTGCTTCACCATGAAGCTGGTCCCGCTGTTGATGGCCCGCGCGATCATTCGCACGGCTTTCTTCCGGCCGCCGATCATCACGTATCCGGCGTTTCCGGTCACGCCCACCAGGGTGTCCACCTCTCCGCCGTTTTTGTGAAATTTCGCGATGCCGGTTTTGCCGACCACGGCCGCTTTTTCCTCCGGCGTCGGCAGCCTCTTCGGCGTCTTTTCCGGTGCCGGCCGTTTCTTCTGCTGCGGTCCGCACACAATGCTGTCGGCGGCCCGCTTCATGGCATCCGCCACAACTCCGGCCCCGTCATACAGTGCGCCGCTCGCCACGTCCTCCGCCCGGTTCCCCAGCTTCGCCAGCATGGCGCTCAGGTCTTCCAGGCCCTCCGTGCTGATTTTCATCGCCATCGGTCAGCCCCCGCTTTCCTCCGGATCCGGCACTTCCTCGTCCGTCAGCTGGAAAACAAACTCCCGGTGGATCAGTCCCGTCTCGTGTTCATACTGCTCGCTGTTCAGGTACCAGCTTCCGCTGCATACGTCCTCCAGCACGCTCTCCACCGCGGCCACGGTCAGCATCTGCTTCCCGTGCGTGAATATGTCCACACTGCCCTCAAAGGCCCGGTCCTGCTTGCCGTCGCTGCCGTTGTCGCTGTCGATCTCGAAGTCCTTCTGCACGGTGCCGAAGTCCCCGTTCGGCCGCGTTCTCCATTCGTATTCGGCGATCTCGATGCCGCTGATGTTCTTCAGCTGGCTCACCAGCTGGTCAAATTTCGTCACGGTTCACCCACCTCCGCCTGCTGCGCCGCTTCCGGTTCTGTCTCCACCGGCTGTTCTTTCTCCGGCGCTGCCGGCGGCGCCGCGTTTCCGCGGATCCGCTCCAGCGTCAGTTCCGTCGCGTCCCCGGTCTTCTCGTCCCGGTAGTCCCGGATGATCCGGTACCGTTCCCCGCGGATCTCGCACAGCGTTTCGCCCTTGTATTCGAAGTCCTGCTGCAGCACCAGCCGGATCACCGGCGCGTGGCCGCTGGCCCGCGCCTGGTACATCTCGCTCATGCCGACGCTTTTGAATTTGCAGTATGTCTTCCGCTTCTTCTCCGTCGCCGCATCCAGCACGCCCTTCGCTTCCGGGCTTTCGGTGATCAGGTAAACGATGCCCACTCTCTCCATGGTCATCCCTCCGCCTGTCCGTCGAATTCGGTATACCCGTCCGTGTTCGCCAGCTTCTTCAGCTGCGCGTCGTAGCTGGCTGCCAGGCGGTCATAGTCCGGCGGGCTTCTGAATTCCTTCCGCACGTACGTCTTCATCGCCTGGATCACCAGCTTGTCTTCGATCGTGCTGTTGTCGTCCGCCGTGTAGGTCGTCTCTCCGGTCTCCTGGTCCTCGCTCTCCGTGATGGCGATTGCGACCACGCCTTCGATTACGACGCCGGCGGTCGTCAGGTCCAGATAGGCCGCTTCCAGCAGGTCCGCGACCTCCTGCGCGTATTCCATATCCGTCGCGCCCACGGCCATCATGGCTTCCTTCAGCATGTGGTATCCCTCATTTCGTTATAGTAAAACCCGGCAGGCGGAGTGGATTGCCTGCCGGGCGGCGGTGTATATCAGGCCTCGCGGCCGGATACCGTTGTTTCGGGCCGTTCCCGGCCCTTCATGTACTCCTGATAGATCTCCTCGGTATACAGGTGCGTCGCCGGCGCGTTCGTGTCGATAAACATCTCAAACCCCGCGCAGGCGGCCCGGATGCAGAAATGCCGGTCTTCCCCGTGCAGTGCTTCCCGGATGTTCGGGATCTGTGCGTATCCGACGCCCGCTTCGAACACTCTCCGCTTCACCAGGGTGAGCGCCCCGGTCATTCCGGCCGGATACACCCCCGGCTGCTTCCAGCGTTCGAATTCTTCCCTCGGCAGTGTGCACTGGTCATACAGCCACGCATTGCACCACAGCCCGCAGGCGCTTCTCGTCCAGAAGATCTCGCTGATGATATCCTTGTCTGCCGCCAGCAGGTACTCCAGCGTATGCCGGTTCAGCACCAGGTCCGTGTCCGCGCTCAGCCAGTAGTCGTATCCGTTTTTCAGCATGTACAGGATCGTCATGTTCCGGATGTCCGACATCTTGCTGAAGTTCGCGTCCGTCCACAGGTGGTCGTTCTCCGTCTTGCGGTAGCTGTCGCCCGTGTTGTGGGTGATGTACGCCGCGTTCCGGATGTACGGGATGATCTCCGGGTCGTCATTGACCACGAAGAACCGGTCCGCCGTGAATCCCTCCGGGATGATCAGTTCGTCCAGGCTTTTCTGGTATTCCTCGAAAATCTTCGGTTCCTGTTTCAGCGGGGCGGTGATCAGGATCTTCATCTTCCTGTCCCCCTCCTGTACGCCTGAAACGTTTCGTCCGTCACGATGGTGCTCCCGATGTGCCCGATCTGGATCCGCGGATCGCAGTGGATGTCAAACCCGCAGTTCCGTGCCCGGATACAGAAGCTGATGTCCTCCCCGAATCCCGGCAGCGGCGCGAACGCCTCATGATACCGGTCGATCACGGTTTTGATCACGCTGGTCCGGACCATGACGCACGCAAATCCGCATCCGTCAATCTCGAAGATCCCGTCCCGCGGGTAATCGTCATACCCTTCGATCTGGCTGTCTTCGCTGGTCAGGCCGCGCTTCAGGCTCTTCCAGATGCACGGGCTGAACGGTGCCCTCCTCATGTGGCACACCCCGGTCACAATGTCCCGGCCCTTCATGTCTTCCATCAGGTCGATCAGCAGCGTCTGCGGGAACACCATGTCGCTGTCCAGCCACAGGGTGTAGTCCGCTTCGCTGTTCACGGCCTTCTCCGCCAGGTCGTTCCGGCTCTTGTAGACCAGGGATCCGGTCACAAACGCAAAATCCACTTCACCTTTCGGTGCCATGCGGACCAGGCTCTTCGCGAACTCCGTCTGGATCTGGTCCTGGCATGGGATGCACACCATCGTTTTCATTTCCACTCCATCCTTTCGTCCATCCTTTGCACAAAATCGCCCCGCAGGGAGGATGGAAGCCCTGCGGGGCATATCTTCAGGCCGTCGCCTTCAGACCGTTATCAGGCCGTGGTGACCAGGCGCACGATGGCGTCCGTCTTCGCGGGCTTGCTGTCGAATACCGCCAGGCCGCGGTACATCAGCGCGTTCGCGGTGAAGCCGGCGCTGGCGTCCACATCCACGTGCACGTCTTCGCTCAGGTTGCCCACGACGTCCGTCCACTTGCCCAGGTACAGGGCGCCGTTCGCGCTCGTGACGTAGTCATCCACCACGACGGGGTAGCCCATGATCCGGCCGGGGAATCCTTCGCCGGCATCCTGCACGAAGATCGGGCGCTTCTGGCTGTCCACGATCGCGGCGATCTTGGTGTACAGGGTCTTCTTGTTCGTCAGGAACTTCGCCTCCGCGTCGTACGCGGCCGGCAGCAGGGCGATCAGGTCGCACACGGTGCCGTAGGTGTACGTGCCGTTCACGATCTGGTTCTGCGCGTCTCCGCCGGTGGTGTAGGTGATCGCGGCGATGCCGTTGGTCTCGTCGTTCAGGATGTAGTTGTCGATGGCCCGGGCGATGTCGCCGGCCAGCATTTCAACCAGCCAGTTTTCGAACGCGTCGATGCTCATCATCTTCGCGGTGCGGCTGATCTGGATCAGCTTCATGAACTCGAAGCCGCCCAGGGTCACGCTCACGGTGGCATCCTCGGCCGGGGTCATCACACTGTTCTCGGTGTGCTTGGTGGCGGTGTTCCGGGTGCCTTCCGCGACGAACTTCAGGTTCCCGGCCACGCGCAGCAGGGTGATCTCGCTGAGCATCGGGGCCAGCTTCTTCATCTTCTCGAAGAACTTCCCGGCGATGATCTCAGGCACCGCGTTGGTGTTGCCGCTGTTGTATACGGCGCGTTCTTCCTCCGTCAGGTTTCCCTGCAGGTTCCGGATCCACATGTCCCGGTATTCCGGGGTCTTCACATCAAAATTCATGGTTCTCTTCTCCTCTTCTTCGAATTTTGCCACCGGCTTTTTGCCGGTATCGTTCGCGACCTGCTGACGCTGCTCTTCCAGCTTCGCGGCCGCCTGCTTGCGGGCTTCGATCTCGTTCCGCACGGCTTCCAGGTCGTTCGCCCGCTCCTCGATCTGTTCCGTGGTCATGGCATCCCGTTCTTCCGCCGGGATCTCCGCCGCCAGTTCCTGCTGCCGCTGCAGCAGTTCATCGACGGACATTTTGGTCAGTTCCTTCATGTTCTGGCCTCCTCCTGAAGTTTTTCCAGCCGCTCCAGTGCCGCCCTCCGGCGTTCTCCCTGGTGCTTCTGTTCCCGAACCTCCTGCAGCTCACGCTTCAGCGCACTCTCCAGTGCACTCTCGCCACCCTCCGGTGCGGAGTTCATGCTTGCCGCCTGCAGGCTGGTCTCGTCGTATGCCGGGAAGGCCACCGCCGACACCTCGAACACCTTGTCGATGTGCGCGATCCGGCGCAGCGGGTTGTCGCTGTCTTCCTCTTCCCAGATACTTTTATCCACCGTGAACATGAA